TACCACTTTGTGCAATAACAGAATATGTCATCTCACTAGCCTCACCGCTATTACCCAGTCCATGAGTAAGTTGCAGAGAAAGGATTGTGGACATAGGTTTTGCAAAAGTTACAGCAGCATCAGCAGTGGCTCCAATATCTGTTGGAACAATTGTCAGAGAAGATGCCCACTGCATAACCATGCCACCGGGGAGTAGTTGAAATCCTGTAGCTACAAGGGATTGGTTAGCACCTGTAAAAGCATTAGCAAGTTGTGCGGGACTAATAAATACACTATTATCAGTCATAGCACGAGACTGTGCAGCAGTGGCTACAACAGGTCCGACAGTTGCTGAAGAATCAAGAAAAGCTACTCGCCAACTAGCTGTAGTGTCGCCAATTGGGTTTACATTAGTGTTAGTTTTAAGGCATTTGTAAATTGTACCGTTAGTGCCTTGTGTATAGCTGAGATTAGCTTGATACTCTGTAACAGTATCCCATATAGCAACACCGTGTTGGTTGATGTGTGCAATAGCCTGATCTTGTTTATTATCAATGTAGTTGAAATATTGACGTGGGGGGATTTCAATCTGCCATCCTGAACTAATCTTAGTGTCAGGTGGTGCTAGAATATCCCCCGTAGCAGACCAAATCTTATTGATGTCTACGGGTTTTGTGATGTTAGGCATTAAGTATACTCCTTCGAGTTATTTTGCAACCCAGCCAGTGTTACCTGTGCCAGTTTCTTTAATATAGAGGGTAGTGTTGGCACCACCATCTGTTCGTGTATACATAGATCCAACAGTGGCCGCTAGTACAGCTTCTGGTGAACCAACACCAGATGTCCAAACAGGCCCGCCTGCACCGGGCCGAAAGTTCTGACTAAACGTGTTTACAAACCGTCGTGTACTTTGCCCAAGAGTCTGCCCGAGGTCTACGCTCGGCCTAAGAGTGCCTGTTACATCGATAGAAGCTGATCGTATAAATACAGCTCCAGCGCCTACAGTTGCAGATCCCCCTGAAAATTCAATACGAGCATCATAATCAATATTATTCCCAGATGTGTGAGCATCAATAGATCTTGTTGCAACAGTTGTGATTGAATTACCACCAAGTTCAATGGAGTCAATATTACCAACGGATGTATAAAGAGCTGCGATGTATCCATTCTGCCAGTAATGCGTGGTGTCGCCTAAACCGTATGTAGCATTCGTTGCTGGAAGATGAGAGTTGGTAACAAAAGATGCTGCGGCGAATTGTACCTGACCCCCACCATTGGAAGTTGTCCCTCCCGTGACTATCATACGAGCATCGTAGTCCACAGTGTTACCTGAACTGTGGAAATCTAGGTACGGGGTTGCGGCAACACCTGTGCCATTCTTACCAATTTCCATATTCCCGGCGGCGTCCACTCGGAAAGCCAAGATATTAGAGGAATCAAAATGGGCAAAAGGGTACGTTACATCGCCGTAACTTGCACAACCATACACCCAACTACCGCGAGTAATATGCCCTACTTGATTTTTATAAGATCCTGTACCAAGCTGGACGGCATCAAACCCCCATGTACGATTTATGTTGTTAGCAATACTGGTGGAAGAGTCTCCTTTAAAATTATAAACTCCAATCTCTACGCCTGTACCACCCCGAGCTTCCCCATCAGCATTCAAGTAGATATTGGCATTATGTGCCCATATCTTCGTGTAAGCATTAACTTTTAAACCAACACTGCCGGGAGGGGTAGACGAAGGATTGACAGTGTTGTTTACTAAATACCAACCATTAACTGTCAGAATAGAGCCATCAGCATTCCAAGACTTGAGAATACCCGTATAGCGATTGGGAGTGTGTAAGGTATCAATAAACATACCAACTTGAAGCTTTTTCAACACATCAGCAGACTGTGCTGCAATAGTAGCGGTTGTGGCGGTATATGTAGCGGTGGTGGTGGAGACTACGGCTGGTCGAGAAGTGTTGTCAACATAAAGTCCAACAGTATCCCTGTCGCCGTATCTTCCAAAACCAGCCTCAGTTGGGACGCCGGTAATCTCAGCAACAGAATCTAGTTCAGGATTATTTACACGAATTGTATAACCACAAGCATAATCGACACTTCCTGTAGACTGTGAGTTATGGCGCTGACCGGGCCGGAATACGTTACCATTAATAAAGTCAGACCCGTTTACAACCGCACCGGGTGTCAATACCCATGTAACATAGCGATTGGAAACGTCTACAGTGGATGTAAGATTGTATGTTCCATCTGGAACTTCAACCTGACACATTAACGAACGTGGTATACCGCCTGTACCACGAACACCAGTGATATTCATAGAGGCTTTAGCAGCTTTAGCAGCGTTGGAGAAAGCAATAGTGTCGTCGCCTCCAGCACCTGCCCCAAAATCAGCAACACTTACGAGGTTTTGCTTGATTTTAGCATTAATAGTAGATTGTACAGCTCCTACTCCATCTTGAGTGAATGGAGATCCTAAAGCCTCTAATTGATCAATTTCAACAGTAAGGTCTAAAACCTGCTGCCTCAGCCAAGCAGTGCGGTTAGCCAATTGTTGTGTTGCAGCGTTAAGATGTCCTGTAGTTGGCTCTCCAGCATTAAATCCCGGAGTCCCACCAAGCAATGGTTCTGTTGTATCTAGTTGGTGGATTCCCGCTTCATATACAGGAGTTTCAATCAAATTTGTCATACTGTTCCTTTAATATAAAGTGGCGAATACGCCGCCCGTAGTAATACCACCGGGATTTGGATAAGTTGGTGTTGCATTGGCAAGTTGTGATCCGTCAGCTAAGTATGTGCCATCAGCCACTTTATCCCATACAGGAATTCCCTTACCATAATCACTATCGCCATACTTACAGACTTGTGGGAAGTTGCTCAAGCAGATTATGCAGCCTTCGACCCAAACTCAGCCACAGGTATTGCCCTAGACAACCTTGTAGCCCTTGGTGGCATCACCCGCCAAGAACAAACCTTTAGCACATCACAGGTTATTCTTACAGGTGATAATGGTACGTTGGTTGCAGCGGGCTTGACTATCGGAAGCACTGTAGATAGCTCACAATGGACTTTGGTAGCCCCTGTAGCTTTGTCACCATCATCTGCAACTGGTATTACAGTAACACCTTTGGTTGTATCAGACAACACTCTCTACACCATTAGCTATGCAGCTATTAGCACAACTAACACGATCAATTACACAAGTGGAGTTGGTGCTACAGCTGCATCTATTGTGGCAGGGATTGCAGCTTTGGTGGGGTTGAGTCACCCAACTTTGACAGCCACTATTCAAGGTACATCTCTTTCTCTTACAAGAGTTGATGAATTTTCTGGTGTAACTTTCACCACATCTACTAATCTTGGTATTACAAAGGTTGAGAAGATTGGGGAAGTGGTTGCTACAACAGCGGGCAATGTTACTGCTGAAGCTAATACATTAAACGCTATTCTTACACCGCAGCTTGGTTGGGACAGTGTTACAAACCCAATTGCAGCATCTGCTGGGCGTTCTCTTGAAACTGATGAGCAACTTCGTCTAAGATTTCGTGATACAAAGTTTGAAAGAGCTTCCAACATTCTTGAAGCACTCTATTCAGCTCTGATCAACCTTGATGGTGTTCAAGAAGTACGCATCTATGAGAATGATACAGACTCTACAAATGAGTTAGGTATTCCTGAACACAGTTTTATGCCTATTGTTTTAGGTGGTTTGTCCTCAGAGATTGCTGATGCTATTTGGCAAAATAAGCCTATGGGGATTAGAAGCTATGGTGATACTTCGGTAATCATTTATGACAGTCAAGGGTTTGCTCATCCTATTGGATTTAACAGACCAGATCCTGTACCAATTTACATCACAATCAATCTTACAACAGATAGTAACTTCCCAGCAACAGGGGAAGACAGTATTAAGTCTGCTCTAATCGCCTACTTTGATAGTTTAGGAATTGGTGATGACGTTATTTATAGTCGTCTCTATACACCAATTAACTTGACTCCCGGACATCAGATAGATTCTATGTTCATCGGGACATCTCCAAACCCTACAAGTATGAACAACATTGTCATAAATTATGATCAGCTAGCCTCATTGAGCACAGCAAATATCGTCATAAACTCTTAAAAGGAGGGATACAAATTGCAGATCCCATTTTTAGAAGAGGATTATCTCGAAGTTGCTCGTAGTAGGGTCACTCAGCAGTTTGCATATGACCCTGAAGATGACTCTGGCGCAAGAATATTTGACCGTTATCTAAGACTCTTAATCAGTGCCCAAGTCGATATTCAAAACGTCTTCAAAGACCTCCTGCAACTTCGTGACTTGGACAGCGCACAAGGTGCTCAGCTGGATGTTATCGGCAGGATCGTTGGTCAAGATCGTGTTCTTATTAATGCTGACTTGTATACATTCTTTGGTTTTCAAGGTGTATTAAAAGCTGGAACATTTGGCGATGTAAGTGACAGCAATATTGGTAGCAGATTTCTAGATTATGGAAGTCCTACAGGCGGTAACATCAGTCTTGATGATGAAACATATCGCCTATTTATCAGAGCAAAGATTTATAAGAACACTACATCAAGTACACCAGAAGAATTTATATCTGTAATCAACTTAATCTTTGGCACCACCGGAACATTCTTAAGTGAGAATGGCAATGCTAATGCAACAGTTTATTTCAGCCGTCCACTGACGGATATTGAAAGAGGATTGCTTGCATATGTCAATTCAACAGATGGCTACCCTTCACGTCTTATTCCAAAGACAGTTGGTGTAGGAATTGGTTTTGGTGAATATCAAGCTGGTAACTTCTTTGGATTTGAAGGTGTGCCGGGAGCTAAAGGTTTTGGTGATCTTAGTTTTGATGGAACATACGGATATGGCTTGGGTTATGGTCTGAAGTATGGGGATAGTGATTATGGTAAGGGAATTCCTGTATGGGATAAAGTAGCTGATGGCACATACTTAGCTGACGGATCACAACTTGCCAATGCAACACCAACTTATCCAAATCCCGGTGGAATTACAACGGTCGGCGTATTCGCCACGT